AACAAACTCTCACTCAAATTACAAAATGGTTCACAAATCAAAGCAATTGCTTCCTCACCTGATGCAGGACGTTCGGAAGCATTATCACTACTAATATTTGATGAGGCAGCTTTCATTGATGATATTGATGAGATTTGGAAAGCCGCACAATCTACTCTATCAACGGGTGGGGCGTGTATTGCGTTATCAACTCCAAATGGTGTGGGTAATTGGTTTCACCAAACGTGGAGTGATGCAGAATCATCTATAAATCCATTTAACACAATTCGTTTACATTGGACAGTTCATCCAGAAAGAGACCAGACGTGGAGAGATGAGCAAGAAAGATTGTTAGGAAAGAAGGGTGCGGCGCAGGAATGTGATTGTGATTTTATTTCATCTGGAGATAACGTAATTGACCCGGAACTACTAATGTTCTATAAAGAAACTTATGTACAAGAGCCGGTAATAAAAGGTGGTATAGATGGAAACTATTGGAGATGGGAATACCCAAATACAAATGCATCTTATATGGTTGTAGCTGACGTTGCGCGTGGAGATGGTGCGGATTATTCAACGTGCCATGTGATGGATATCATAAATGCAACGCAAGTGGCAGAGTACAAAGGTAAGATGGATACAAAAGATTTTGGAAACTTTTTAGTATCGGTTGCAACTGAATACAATGATGCTCTATTAGTAATTGAAAACGCAAATATTGGTTGGGCAACAATCCAACAAGTAATTGATAGAGGATATAAAAATTTATTCTATATGAGTAAAGATTTGAAATATGTAGATGTTGAAAATCAAATACACAATAAATATAGAGCAGAAGAAAGAGGTTTGGTTGCTGGGTTTTCAACAACATCAAAGACTAGACCATTAATCATTTCTAAATTAGATGATTACTTCAAAGAAAAATCAGTAACAATTCGTTCATCTCGTTTGATTGAAGAATTATTTACTTTTATTTACTTAAATGGTAGAGCAGAGGCAATGCGAGGTTACAATGATGACTTAGTAATGGCTTTCTCTATTGGTTTATGGGTGAGGGATACTGCATTAAGGTTAAGACAAGAAGGTATTGATTTAACTAAACAAGCGGTGGCTGGTATTACATCAAATACATACGAAGGTGTGTATGGTGCTACTACTATGGATGAGAATCCGTGGAAAATGAGAGTGGGTGATGGGTTCGAAGATTTATCCCAATGGTTATAGTGTTTTAATATTTTGACATATTTATTGTATATATCAAAATACTATTTACTATGATTAAGTTAAAATCTCTACTAAATGAAGACGAGTATGTAGACCAAGCATATGCTATGGGTGATACTCCGCAAGATAATCCAATTGATGATTATGAAGAATTGGATGTTGAGCAAGAAGATATGGATGACTTCCTTACATTTTTAAAAGGGTACTCAATAGAATTAGATGAGGCAAATTGTAATTGTGTGTACGAAGCAGAGTATCAGGGTAGAGAAGTGAAATTGGGCAAACCAATGCAAGGAGATGTAAAAAAGTTTAAGGTTTATGTTAAAAACCCAAAGACTGGAAAAGTTGTTAAAGTGAATTTTGGACAAAAGGGTATGGTAATTAAAAAAGATAATCCTGATGCTAGAAAATCATTTAGAGCAAGAATGAATTGCGACAGCCCTGGTCCTCGTACTGGTGCACGATATTGGAGTTGCCGAAAATGGTAAAATAAAAAATTATGGCAGAAGAAGTAAATGATGATAGAAGTTTTTTTGGTAGATTAAGAAAGTTATTTGCTGCGCAAGCGGTTGTTAGAGTTGATAAAGACGGTAAACGTAAAGTTGTAGATACCGATGAAAGACAATTCAACACAAACTTTATGAATCTACGCGATAGATACACTAAACTGCAACGTTCATTCTATGAGCAGCAGGGTGGTGCACAATCTATGGCATATGCACAAGTTCGTAGAGAACTATTTAGAGATTACGATGCAATGGATAATGACCCGATACTTTCTTCGGCATTAGATATTTACGCAGATGAATCAACTACAAAAGATGAGTATGGTGAAGTTCTTACTATACGTTCTTCAAATGAAAATGTAAAGGAATTATTACACAACTTATTTTACGATGTAATGAACGTAGAATTTAATCTATGGCCGTGGGTTCGTAATATGGTTAAGTATGGTGATTTCTTTTTGGCATTAGAAATTGGAGAAGGTATGGGTATTGTAAATGTAAAACCATATTCAGTATATAATACCGAACGTTTAGAAAATAGTGACCCAAACAATCCTAATTACGTTAAGTTTAAAGTAGAATTGGATGAGATTGGTAAGAAAGAATACGAAAACTATGAGATGGCTCATTTCCGTTTACTTTCGGATACAAACTTCCTACCATATGGTAAGGGTATGCTAGAGGGTGCTAGAAGAGTTTGGAAACAATTAACTCTTATGGAAGATGCGATGTTAATCCATCGTATTATGAGAGCGCCTGAAAAGAGAGTATTCAAAATTGATATTGGTAACATTCCACCACAGGAGGTTGATAATTATATGCAAAAGATTATCAACAAAATGAAGAAAACTCCATTCGTTGATAGAAACACAGGTGATTACAACTTAAAATACAATATCCAAAACCTTACGGAAGATTTCTTCTTACCAGTACGTGGTGGAGATAGTGGTACATCAATTGAAAACATTAGTGGTTTAGAATATACTGCAACAGAAGATATTGATTACTTAAAGAATAAATTATTTGCTGCATTAAGAGTACCAAAGGCTTATTTATCTTATGATGAAAACGTAAATGGTAAAGCTACATTGGCCGCAGAAGATGTTCGTTTTGCAAGAACAATCGAAAGAATCCAAAGAACTGTTGTAAGTGAATTAACTAAAATTGCAATTGTTCATTTGGCTGCACATGGAATTGAAGATGCCGAAATGGTAAACTTTGAATTAACTCTTACAAATGCTTCTACAATCTATGAGCAAGAGAAAGTAAATCTATGGAGTGAAAAAGTAAGATTGGGAACTGATATGAAATCATTGAATATGCTATCTACGGATTGGGTATATCAAAATGTATTTAATATGAGTCAAGCTGAAATTGATACTGAAAGAGCTAAGATTGTATTGGATATTAAAGATAGATTCCGTTACAATTCAATAGAACAACAAGGAGAAGACCCAGCAAATCCACCTAAGCAAACAAATGTAGAAGAGGAGATTGAGGAATTATCTTTAGGTATGCAATCGGCAAATAAAGGTGGTAGACCAAGAGAAGGTAACACATATGGTAAAGATAAACATCCGTATGGTAGAGACCCGTTGGGTGATAAAGAAAATCACGGAGAACGTAAAAGAGAAAAAAGATACACACCAAATCAGAAACTAGCAAAAGAATATATAAACGGAATATCAGCCAAAAAGAAAGTTTTAACTGAAAAAATCGGTATGTTGGATGAGAAAAACTTATTAGATGATACAAAAATTTAGTAAATAAAAAAAGGTTTATATTTATATGTGTTAGTTTACGGACGTAAGTAAAATATAGGGTAGATAAATGAAAAAAATAAAACATTCCAAGTTCAAAAATACTGGAGTGTTATTTGAATTATTAGTAAGACAAATAACATTAGAGGTGTTGAATGGAGATAAAACGGAAAATGCTAAAAAAATAGTTAAGGAGTTTTTTGCTCCCGGTACTGAACTTAATAAAGAATTACGTTTGTACGAACTATTGTTAAAAGAAAAATACAATACCGAAAGTAGAGCAGAGAAATTTGTAGATACTGTTTCAAATGCTCACTCAAAGTTGAATGAAACTAAACTTGCTAAAGAAAAGTATGGTTTGATTAAAGAAATTGGTTCTAAATTTGAAATAGAACAATTCCTTTCATCTCCAATTACTAACTATAAAGTTTTGGCTTCAATCTATAAGGTATTTGAATCAAAGAAATCAGAAAATTACGATATCAAAGATATTTTTAATTCAAAAATTACCCTAATTGAAAACATTATAGCTAGACCTGCAAAAGTAGAGGCAGTTAAAAATGTGGAATCCGTAAAATTAATGGAAACCTATTCTCAACAAGAAAAAGACTTACGATTACTAACATATAAAATTCTTGTTGAAACTTTCAATAAAAAATATACTAATTTAGATGCAAAACAAAAAGGTTTGTTAAAAGAGTATATTAATAATATGAGTAACACATCTAAATTCAAAGATTATGTTGCTGTAGAAATTCCTAAAATCGCAAAAGAGTTGAGATTGATTGAAACTAAAGTTTGTGATAAAGTAACTAAAATTAAACTATTAGAAACAATTTCAGTATTAGAAAAAATGAAGATTGGAAAGACAGTTTCTGATTCTCAAGTTTCATCTATTATGCTTTCTTACGAATTGGTTAAAGAATTAAAGAATAAAGTAAATGGAAAATAAATTAAAAGAAATAATTAGAAATTTAGTTAAAGAAATTCAATCTGAAGAAGAATTGGAGGAAATGACAGGAACTGGTGCAGTTGCTGGATATAACACCCCTGCTGCATTTACTAAACCTGGCCAAACTGGAAAGAAAAATAATAGATTAGCCAAAGTTACTGGTGGAATTGTTGTTGATGATTTGGAAGAGGGTAAGATAAAAGAAAGTATGGGTGTGTTGGATTTAAAACCTGAAAAATTAAAACCAACTGCAACCCCATCAAAAGGTGAAGATAAAAAAGATGAAGAGTTAGGTACACTATCTGGTATGGAAATGGCAGAAGGTGGATTAAACAAA